GCAGTCATTTCGCCAAGTCCGTCAACATCCATCAATACAGCATATACACGTACCTTACCTGCGGTAGATACTGTAGTAGCCGCTTGGACTAAAACATCAATTGTATCTGATGTTGTAACCAAGATAGGACATGCAGTGTTTGCCAAGGTTGCATAGTCACCTGCAGAAGCAGAATCAAATGCAAAACCGTCAACAAATGCATCAACGTCACCACCTGTGATACCAAGGTCAAGAACCGTACCAGTACCACCTGAAGGTGTTGTAGTACATTCCATACCTGCAGCCATTACCATTGTATTTGCACCAACAGTAATTGCTTGGATAATATCAGCAGCAGCTAAGGCAGAACCCTTAGCAGTTGCAGCAGCAGCAAGATCAATCTCCTGCTCTACGATATATGGAGAACGTCCACGTGCACTTGAGCCGTGTGCGGCAGCGGATAAAGTAGTAACTGTAGCCATTATTTATCCCTCCCCTTATAGACCAGACGTATAGATCGCATTGACCAGAGCTTCTGGACGAAGGATCTTACGACCGTATAGATGCATACCACGAACGATGTCAGCAAAGCTGTCAGGGTCACGATATGTTTCAGTTTTGTTGATCTGTTCTGCAGTTGCAGCAGCAGATGCATGTCCAGCAAGCAACACACCGTAGTGCGTAGAACCTGAAGATGTGGTTGAGGTTGGACCATCACCTACTTCAGGAAGGTTGTTAGACATGTAGACTTTAAAGCCGTGAATGTTGTTGAAGATCAACCCATTCTGCAACCCTGATCCACCGAAGTCTGCGTTCAGAAGACGTGAGTCCTCGTCTTTCAGAAGTTCAGCAAACACTGGGTCAATTACGAGCCAACGATCATTCGTAGAAACATTCTGTTGGTCCAGCTTACGTGACATACGTGCAATAACTTGCATTGGTGTCGCATTAGCTGCAGTGGTGTTCAACGTGTCTGCACCTGTACGAGGCTTGACAACGATAGAGTTACCACCAGTACCAGCATTAAAGTCAGAAGCATCTAGCTTCATGCTTGAAAGCAGTTCATCAGAACCAGCAGTTGATACAGCTTTCGTACCGTTTACGGTAGTGTTAGCTGTATTAGCTTTGCCGTGGATAGCTGTTTGTTTGAAGCCAGCCATGTAACCAAGAACGTCTTGGTCAAACTGATCAGCCAAACGATAAGCTGCACGGTCAGATGCGATACTTTGGAAGTTCACATGTGAGTGCGCTTCTTCAATATCGTCAACCTTGAAGGCAAAGTAGTTTGCTTTGTCTACTGTCAAAGAAAAATCTTCGTCATCAAGGTCTTGTGGTGTGATAGTCGTGCCACGGGCATACGACTTTACTGTGATTTCCAATATGTTACGTAGATCTTTTTAATTACATCTACCTACAAGTTTCCTTGTAGTTCAGACTATATCTTCACCCCTTAGGGTGTCTGGCACTCTTGGAGAATACTTATCTACATGCTCAATCTTGTATTTTAAAGGTTGAAACATGTATGGAGACACAATGGATACAAACTCTCTAGAATCCTTAGTATTAAATCTAAGAGAATATTTATTACTTCTTTTATCTACATCAAACTTAGCATTAAGTTTATACTTACTGTAGAACCATTCCTTTAGTAACTCTGCTTCTTCTTTAGAACAATACGTTGAAAGCCTAGTCATACAACCACACGGCTTCTTAGTTTTATTGTTCTTAGAAATACTACCTGATCCATCATCCATATACCATATGGCTAGGCTATGGTCAGTTAAGTAAGATAGCATCTTTTCTGAGTACTTGAATGAACCTTCAGGGTAAAGAACTCTGTGCATTTGCCTAAAGTAGTTATGGTTTTTGTATATTTGATGATTAGTGTATGTTTTACCCGTCTTCTTGTTGAGAGACTTGTAAGTATAAAGACTTGGTTTTTTACCACCTAGTATACTTTGCAACAAATGCTGTTTGTATTTAAGGTATTCTAGTTGATTAGGACCATGACCTATTATAAGTCTTGCAGTAGAAGATGCTTGATTTTTATCAAGATATATACCACCGTCACCAATAGCACATCCATAGAGGATGCCTCTTTTACGTTTATCCATTTTGTGTCCTTTCGTTAGCTACGTCGAGCCACTACTTGTTATATGTATTCTCTAGTCGTTGAACCTTCCCCTTGCGGGGCTTGGCTGCTGATTCCCGTATCGTTTGACTTAGGGTTCCAGCAATTCACCAGATTATCTTACTAACGTTATGCCGCTAGAAGGCCCAAAAATTTAGGCTCTTTGATAATCTTAACAGAATCGCCCATGTTAGCAATCTCTCCAAAATAATCAGAGTTTGTGATTGCTTCTACAATAGAGGCCTTGCGGAAAGCAAGTTGTACCTGTTTACTGTAGATAACTGGACTAAAATTACCGTTAGGTAGATTACCATATCCTGACGCTGTTGCGAAAGCCATGATATAATCCTCCATAGATAGTTAGGCTTATTTAGATTTATAAGCTGTAACATCAGATAAGAGGCTGATCGTTCTAGGGTGCGACTTCAAAAAAGCTTGGCCTAGCTTAAAGTCTGTCGGGCCTATAATAGAACAGGTAAGTCTTAACGTATTTGTCTTCGCTTAGTCGAAAGCATAGGCATAGTAGCTGAAACGTCTAACAGGGTATACCTATGCTTTATTAACATACACAGTTATAACATAGAGTTTGTGTAATGTCAATACCTTATTTACCTCGCACCACCAGAAACATCATAGACAAACTTACCACTACGGATAGCTTCCATGATTTCATCTGAACGTTGCTCGTATTCTGTGGCACTCATACGTTGAACATCTGATTCACGTAGTTGCCCAGATACGCCCTCACCGTCTGGCTTTGAGGTACGTTTTGTTTTAACAGCAGATGCTGCATCTCTAGTATTCTTTCGTTGACCCTTAGTGTCCATACCTTTGTCAACCTTATATAGGTCAATCACACGGATCACTGATTGTGGATCATCTTGGTTTTCATATAGTGCGTCTTGTACCCACTTAGGTTGTTCACCAGCCCAATCGTGGAAGTCATCACTTGCACGTAGGTCATCGAAGTCGCTGTGCATAGCACGGATCTCATTCTCAGCTTTTGTGCGCTGGGCTTTCTCGTTGATCTTGTCAATCTCTTTTAGACGCTCATCTGCATAGCTAAACTTTTCTTGCGCTTTCTTTTCAGCAATAGTTTCAACTATGCCAGCAATCTCAGGATACTTAGCTGCCCAAGCTTCAATGCTTTCGTCTGAAGTAGGAGCACGTACCTTACCTGTCTTTTGTACTGTTTCAAGCTGAGCTTTAAGTTGTTTTAGTTCTTCAGCTTGCTTGTTTAAATGATTACGTAGATCACTGTAGCGTTTCTTGTAGGTACGTTCTTCACCTGATAGATTTTCTTCCTCAGGTTCTTTTGCAGGTTTAGCTTCTTGCTCTTCTGCTTTATCTTCGATCTCTTCAGTTCTAGCTTTCATTAAAGCTTGTAGTTCTTCTTCCTCTCGTTTAATCTTTTCTTCTAGAGGAGTAGGTTTCTTTGGGTTTACGAAACCTGCTGTCTTTGGGGTTTCTACTTCTGCTAGTTCAGGCATACTGTATCCTTTCTTATATGGGGCCAGCCGTAGCTGGGTAGCCTTATCGTTGTAGGTTTAGTCTTAGTTAGAAAGCTAACCTATAGCTCTTAAATAATCTTCTTTTAAGTTGTTTATAAAATCACGTCTTTCTTTTCTATCTACTCCTGCTATTTCTGCAGCAAAGGCAGTTTCTACATCTCCTCCTGAGGCAATTAGTTTTTGTTGTTTATTTTGAAAAGCTTGTCTCTCTCTATCATCTGCAGCACCACCGCCGCCGCCTAAAGCTTCAGATCTTTCGTAAGCTGACATACCTTTGTATGTATCTACACTAACTCCTGCTGCTCGTGCTAAGTTTTCTGTCTCTACATCTGCTTTAGATCTAGAGACACCAGCTTTTAAACCACCAAGCATTTCAGTAAATTTAGTACCAGTGACTATTTTTTCTTTTCCTGTAGCAGAATCTATATGTTTAGCTATAGCTTCTGGCGTAGCTGATCTTGGTTTGTCTGGGTTTATATATCTACCGCTTTCGTCTTTCTCTGGAGGTCTAGAACGAGGTCTTAAATATGTATCCGTTGCTGCTGAACCTGTAAGAACATAACCTTTATCAGGGTCAAAGGTGTATCCTCTTTCTTCCATAGTTGATATACCTCTGTCTCTAAGTGCCTTTTCTGTTGGAAATCCATATTTATCTAGTTCTTCATCACTATAAGGATTAGCTACAGCAGGGTCATATCCTTCTACACCTAAAGCAGATCCTAATATATATCTAGTGTCAGACAAAAGAGGATTACTTTTTTCTAAGGAAGATAAGTGATCAAATACTTTTTGTGCTTTATTTTTTTTGCCTTTCTTTATAAGACTTCCAATAGCTGTATCTGCTCCCGTTATAGTTGAAAGAACACCACCTACTCCTCCTAAAAGCATAGATGCTCCTTTTTCAAAGGTATTCAACTCTAATGGGTTTCTACCATTATCAATATCATTACGTAGACTATTGTAGTAGTCTTCGTGATCCTGAGGTGTCCAATCTTTAGGATTTTTAGTTCTCCAAGATTCTCCTATTTGTTCATAAAGAGGTACATCTTTTGAACCACTATCTACTTTCTGTGCAGTTGTTTTCTGTTCTTCTGCAGGTGTTTCACCCATTTCACGGAAACCAGCAGGTATCCTACTTAAAGGTCTACCATTAAAGAAGAATATAACTATCTTTTGACCTGTCTCGTCATTTATAAATGTTTTACTTTGGTAGCCTGTAAATATAGCACCCGTACCACCGTAGCCACCATAGCCACCACCTACAGGTTGAGGTACTACCATATCCCCTTCAGCGTAACCTTTAACACGTCCACCATAAGCAAAACCTTCTGGTTCTACTTCTTCAATCTCATCATCTTCAATATCGAGTTCATCATCTCTGAAAGGTAGCTCTTCACCTTCCTTAATACGTTCAAAACCTTCTGCTGCAGCTTTTTGTAGCTCATCAAAGAACTCCTCTCCAAAGTATCTTACCGTCTGTGCATTTATTACAAACTCACCTGGGCTAACCCTAATCTCTACATCATCACGAACCTCTTCAGGTTTAGCGCCTATAGGAGCAGTGTTACCACTTACAGGGTCTACCTGCTCGTTCATAATGAGATCCATTTCTAGTTGTGCTTCATCACTCACTTTACCACCCTCTGCAAAGCTCATACCTACATCAAGTAGCTTTATTGTTTCACCATCCCAAGATGTTTTAAATCTATCTAGGTTTACACCTTTTGGCATTGCGTCTTTTAGTAGGTTATCAAAAACGTTAGACCAATCCATAGAGACATCTAGCTTTGCATCTCTTTCTTTTACTTCTAAAGGACCAATGTTTATCTTAGGTTCTGGAACAGCTAAACCAGATTTAGATTTTTTTCTTCGCTGTGTTGTTTCACTTAATGAACTGTCACCTGAAAAAGTAACATCACCACTACCTACATCCCAAGTACCTACTGTCTCATCTGTATCTGCATCTACAATAGATATAGTAGGAGATTCACTTGTGTCTTTACTTTCAGGCCTAGCTCTTGGTCTAGTAGAGGGTGTTTCATCTCTGTCACCTCCAGCTAGTTTTTGAGACTTTTCGTAGTTACTATAGGTTTTAGTTCCTGATAGATTTACACCAGCCTCACCTAAACTCTGAGCCATTTGTTCATACGGATTTGCCATTCACTTCATCCCGTAAATAAGTTAATCTTCGTAGTGCAGCAATCTCACCTTGAGCACGATACATACCTTCCATAGTTGTCTCTTGCTCTAACCTACGTTGCGCTACTGCAATCTTATTATTGATTACCTCTAAAAAGCTATCCCACAGAGGCTTATCGTTTACTAGCTTCTTTATTGTCATGTACCAGTAAACCCTTGCTCACCTGGAGTAGGTACTGTACCTGTACCTATGTTACCACCCCCAGCGCCTGTAGTGTCAGCTACGCCAACTCCTGCTTGCTCTGGTGCTGCTCCTGGTGAAGGCGGTGGAGGTGGACCTTGTACTGCACCTGCTGGGGGTTCAGGTGGTGTAGTAAACTTCTTGAGGATCTCAGCTTGTATAGCTGCGTCACCCAAAGAGTTAGTTACCTTATCAGGATCAAGGTCCATGCTCTTAGCAATCTCACGTATGATGTAGTCACTCTTTACAAACGGCATAAGCGCTGGGTTAGAAGCTACACCCATGAACTGCATTAAGCGTTGTGAACGTACTTCATTAGCCATCAAGCTTTCTGTACCTGATGCCTTAACTTCTAGATCACCTTTTATTTCTTTGTCGAAGTCAAACTGCATATTAAACGCAAAGAACGCTTTACCAAGAGGACCAATAAGATAGTCATCAACGTTCTTTACAACATTTCGTATAGAGCCGTTAGCTGCAGACATAAGCATACTAATCCCAGAAGCAGTCCTTCCCACTCCTGAAACACCTGTCTGCCCGTGTGCAAACGATGGGAAACCTGTACTCTCATCAGCTAATACCCTCGCTTTATCAAATAGTTGCATATTCTCATTAGCTACGTTAGGGAACTTAGTGCCAAAGATACCTTGCCCTGGTGCTCCACCTTGACGTCTAAATACCTTACCTGGATACACAGATAGATCTTGACCTGGTACTAGGTTAGTCTCATCTACTTCAATGATAAGGTTACCTGACAGTGCAGCGTTGTCAATAGCCATACGCATAAAGCCATTCATCAAAGTTTGCGTATCATCCATGTTTTCAGCGATACCTACACCAAAGAAGCTGTACGGGTTAAGCTCGTAAGGCACAGCGTAGTAAGGAATACGTGCAGGTTTGAATGGGTTTAACACTAAACGTAGGACTTCTCCGTTACAGATCCATACATTAACGCTTAGCTGTTCTGAGTTTTTTAACTCACGAGGAATACGCACACCATTATCTTCTAAGATTTCTGTATCTACATAACCCCAAAACTCTAGTACTTCGTAACGTTCAGGTGCAGTGTTTGTCACACTGTCATCTTCCATGTCCTGTTCCCAATACTTCTTATCGTAAGACTCACCTGTCTGGATAGCTTTATCAATAGAATCCTTCCTGAAGAAAGGACGTGACTTTAAGCCACGCATTTGAGAGCGTGTCATACGGTGACGCTCAATGACGTACTCTGCTTCATCCATATTGTACGCATCAGGGTCAGGATAAAAGTTCCACACAGACACATGACTTGTAGAGGGTACGGTCTTGATCGTAGGATCGTATTCACCTTCTTCGTTCCAGTTAGGGTACTCTTTGTCAATAGCAAACGGACCCTTCATAATACCCGTGCCAAACAACGCCATCTCAAAAGAAGTATGGCGAAGCTGTTTATTGGCTCCGCTTTCTTCTAACTGGTCATGTATCTTCTTTTCCATCTTCTTAGCTGCAACCATAGCAGGATGGAAAGTAACTGTATCTTGTGTAGTACCTGGACCTTCAATAACTTTATCACCTACAGCCTCAAGTTTCTTCTGCAGTGGACCCATACGTTTCATGCGGTCATACATTGTCTCGCCTGGTTTTAGCTTCTCATCAGGGTCAAACAAAAACTTTACTTTAGGTTCTTCTTCAAAAGCCCCACGTAAAGGGTCCATAGCTTGTTCAGTCTGTGGGTTTATACTGATGTGCATAGACTCAGCTACACCCTCAGGTAAAGTCGTAGGGTTTACTGTAAGTGGGAACCGTGAGCTACCAAAGAGTACATCTACGATTTGACCGTAAGCCGCCAACGTCTTAGTCTTAGTAACCTTGACAAAAACCCTAGATTTCTCAGTCTCAGTAAACTGTACATCAGTTCCATATATACCTCTGTAGTTACGGTAAGCACGAAGCCATCTGTTTTCATCTACGTACCTTGCATCTTCTGCACGACTAAAGCGTGACTCCACGTAAGACACTACGCTAGGCACATCCAAGTCATCACCGTCTTGAATAACAGCTACATCATCTGTTTCAAACAGTTCACCTTGTCCGTTTACAATATCGTCTTCTGCCATTTAACTAATATCCAAATGTTGAGTCTGCAGCTTGAAAACCTGCATTGCGTGAGTTAGGATTAAAATCCCATAAAGAACTTCTTGGTCTTGTCATTATACCGTATCTGATAGCATCGTACAAGTGATCTTCAGCATTGGTATCTACATCTTCTGGATTTCTTTTATCCAAAGGTATACCAGGTATCTGGGCTACACAGTGTGTGCAAGTCGAAAAGAACACTAGCCTTGGCTCCTCAGTGTACTCATCAACTTGCAATCGGCGGTGAAGCTCGTTTTTACCTGCAACCCTTGAGCCTCTTGAACGATCTGAAGGCCTCCACCTACATCCCTTTGCGTTCATTTGCTCTGCCAAGGAAGGGCCAGTGTCACCTCTCTTGTGCCACAGGGAGCTATCCAACACGCCGTACCTTATGCTACCATCATCCGCTTCAGCGTCAAGCACCAAGTCAGCTAAGTCAGTAGCTGTAACCTTAGAGCAATACAACTCTCTATAAACTACAAGCTGCTCTGTTGGTGTAACTGCAAACCAAACAACACCTGTAAAGCTACCGTAGCCGTAGTCGCAAGCTCTGAACTTAGTCCAACTCTTAGGTATCTGGTAAGGTTCTACTACGTGTATCTGTCTGTTAAACTCAGGGAACGCTGCTCCCTCGTTTACATCCCAATTACCTTCTAGTAGTTGCTTACGTTGATGCTCTGGTAGTGACAAAAGCATAGCTTCGTAGTCACCACTTTCAGCTAAGTACGGATTATCGAAGAGGCTGGCGGGTATAAACCTTCGCTTGAACAGGGGTTGACCAGCTTTACTATGACCTGAGGGGAAGCGTAATACCTCACCAGACTCTATGTCCGTTGCCCAGAAAGCCGTATTAGGTGGCGCTGGGTCAATGAACATTTTCTTAACCCAAGAGTGACCAATTCCACCAGGGTTTGTAGTAGCTCTCATGTACAGACCTAAGTCTTTGTTTGCACTACGTAGACGTGATCGCATATAGTCCCAAGCAAAACTAGAAGACCACTGAGTGAGTTCGTCAAATGCTACGTAGTTAAACGCCTGACCTTGGTAGCGCATAACGTCTGTGTCTCTGTCCAAGTACGACATCCAGAGTGTGCCGCCTCTTGGTGTAGTCCATTGGCTCTTACGCTCAGACCACTTTATTCCAGGTATAGCTTTAGGGTACAACTCTTGGCTTTTCTGTATGAGTTCCCTAAGTTCTTCTGTTGTGTGTCGAACAAGCAGACCACTAAAGTCTGGATGGTTCATGTTACGTAAAGGATCAGCTAGTGTTGCGTATGACTTACCACCACCTGCTGCTCCACCATATAGAACCTCACGTTCACTTGAAGCTAGATATTGTGTTTGAGGACCAGGGTTAGGCCTAAAGACAATGTTCTGTGATTCTTCAACGTTATACTCAGGAGGCTTGACTATGGCTGGCTGTACAGCTTTCGTCACCTTCGTCGTCGTAGGTGTAGGTTCCTGTGTAGTTTTTTTCGAGCGCTTCGATCTGTTGTAGCGTCTTCTGGAGCCTTCTGGCGTACTCACGTTTAATTGAAGTAAGGTGCTTTCTTTTTCTTTCGACATCTATACGTTTTCTTAGGCCATCGTGAGTTATCTCTCTACCTGACTGTGTAGTTAGCCAAGCTGAGACTTGGCGTAAGCTATACTGCTTCAGATGTTTCTTAGCTAACTCTAAAAGCTCTAACTCCTTTGGTATGGGGTTTAACCACTCATCATCTTCAGGGTCTATCTCGTAACCAAACGGAACGTATCTACTTATTCTTGGGATGCGTAACCATAGCTTTACCTTAAACGGTACTCTAGGCAGCATCCAGTATTCGTTCTGAAGAGGTCTTTCTTTACGAATCTTCAGTATCATCAACGTTCTTAGGGGGAAGTATGAACAACCCACCCGTTGACTCTACTGCCACCCTCTCCGTTTTAACTACACCTGCACGATCAAGTATCTGACCTGCAGCCATCATCTTTTCTTTAATACCTAGCTGGGTAGGATCGTCCAAAGCACTGGCATATGCAATCGCAGCCTTAGGACCAATCCTTGACATGTACGACTTAGTTGCCTCAAATATTTCATCTTTTAAAGACTCCACTATTGTCGTTGTTGGTGAGTTGTCACTGTACCCAGCTAAACGTTTAGCGACAACTACATCACCACCAGCCTCTTCAAAGAGTACTGACATGAAAGCCTGTTGTTTTTCTGTAAGTTGTCTTTTAGTCATTTTTTACTTTCCGTATGCTACTCTGTAGATTTCTGATCTGTGGATACCCATATCTTTTAGATCTTTGTCTGACAGGTTCTGAAGTTGCCAGTATGCTACACGTCTTTGTTGACTTAGTTTGTAGCCTTCCCACATGTTGTTTAGCCATTTCATTGCACTATCTCCTTTTTGTTTGTGTGCTATGGAGATAGTTATATCATATTTAGTTATAACATAATACAGATAAGATTGCAACCCCGTTATGCAATTAACGCCTATTAGGATTATAATGTTCTTCTACAGATATTGTAACACCTATAGTACCACCACCATTAAAACAGGTTATCTTGTCACCTGCATGTAGAAACAA